GAAACCCGGTGTGGAAGAACCTGGTCCCAGGGTGGCTACTCGATGGTTGAGATCCAAGGAAGATGATCAAGCTCCTTTTTCCATCACTCCTTATGGATTCACTAATGAAAGAATTCAATCCAAGTCTGAGGTGGCAGTGACAATTTTGTCCCCGCATTTGGATGATGTTGGATTAACGCGTCTGCACGGAGCTCCCCCGCTTAACACGAACAGAGCGGCGTCGAAATTCCTTCAATTGGCAGCCCGTAATGGTAGACCGCGGCCCCCTGCGCTCCAGCGGGCAGTAGTCAATCATTACTCCGACAAGATCGCAAGCCTGTTCAACAAGCACTCAATCAAGCCCAGACCTTTGTCCGTTGACGAAGCTATGCGAGGAGTTTACGGCAATTCCTTTGCTAAATCCATGAACCTTACCACGTCATCCGGTGGGGGTTTTCCCGGGAAGAAGAGAAACAGAGTTGATTTTTGTTGGAACCCCGACGAGCGTGAAATGTTCGACTTGTTTGACGACGATGCTACGTTTTCGAGCGATTTGGTCGATGAGTGCCCGATCATTGATGATGCCACTGTGACTGATTTGCGGAGTCAGAACTCTGATTGCGCTGCAGTGGGTAACCATGAGAGAGTTCCGCGACCTAATGAAGTCTTGGCGAAAGAAGTTTCTCACATTCTTGCGGAGCTTCGAAAGAACAACTCTTGTAATGCTATCAATCAAGTCGCTCTAAAGGATGAGCCGATAGCTTTGTCCAAACTAGCTAAGGGAGATTTTTTCGGTAGACCAATCACGTCATTACCAATGGCTCATCACGTGGTCGACACCATCTTGTTTGGTCACATTCTTTCCTATTTGCGTACTTTTGCCTTGGAATCAGGCTGTTGGGAAGGGATTTCTCCTTATTCAGAAGATTGGGCTCAAGTCATTTCGCACATTGCGGAAAAACCTTTCGTCATGGATATGGATACTAAGAAGATGGATCAGACTCAGAATTTCCAAGATGTCTACACTGTGTTTGAAATATTTGCACAGATCGTCGAAAAAACCACGGGAGACGATGAATTTGCTTCTTTGATTCGAGCTAGAGGCTGTGATTTGGCCGTCCCAATTCTAGACTTGTTTGGTGAGTGGGTAGCTGTCTACATGAATACTAGCGGCAACAAGATCACGATCACTATCAATGACTTGGGTGGTGTCGAGATTCGCGTGTTGGACGCGTATGTCGCTAAGCGAGTCCAATTGAAGTACGGGATCTCCGATATGCCCATTTTACTGGAATTCATGGACCTTCTTCCGGAGTCTGAATTTGTTGAGATGTTGAAAGATTTCGATGATCATATTCGAGTTGGTTCTGTGGGAGATGATGCAGTACTGTCCACCGACATTGAAACCTTCGATCTTGACTTCATTTCCAGTTACTTTAAGAGTCGGGGCGTTACGATCACCGGAGCTTCAAAGAATGACGACAACACAGTCGGAATGAAAATCACAGAGCTCCAGATGTGTAAACGAGGAGTT